ACCATTAGTTTGTAGTCACTTGAATCAGCCATTACAGCTGCTGAGCAAGTTAGTAATGAGCCAAGAGCGATGGTTTTTAAAAGTGTACGTTTCATGGTTTGTCTTTCCTAATTAAGTTAGTCGCGCTTGTTGCCGACAACTGAACTTTAGAGTAATAGCTCAGCGCCGACAAACGAGAAAAACAAACTCAATAAGTGAAGAAAATTAACCTATAGACTTTAGTCTAATATACGTACAAATTTAAATGTTTAACAGCGTGTAAACCAGCGTAATTACTGCTTGTTTTGAAAAAGGTTTTAAAACGAATCTTATGCTGTAGCTACGCAAACAAGCCTATGAGCTGTACAAAAATCAGTCTTTATAATTTATTTTGTTTTTATGCTTTTGGCGACTTTTCCTACGCTCAAGCCTTGCACTAAAATTGAAAAAACCACCACCGCATAAGTTAAAGCCAATAATATATTACGCTGCGATCCATCAGGTAGCTGCAACACCAGTGCCACCGAAATACCGCCACGTAACCCTCCCCAGGTTAACACTTTCCATGCACCGCTGGGCAGCTCGAGCTGTTTATTAAAAATAGTTGTTGTTAGGCCAACCACAATAAGACGTGCGCATAGCGCAATTAAAATGGTTAAAACGCCCGCCACCAGCAAATTAGCTGAGTACACAATCATTACCACTTCAAGGCCAATTAGCACAAATAAAATGGCATTTAAAATTTCATCAATTAGCTCCCAAAACAAATCAACATAGTGGCGAGTTTTATCACTCATGGCTAAATTACGGCCATGATTACCCACCATTAATCCCACCATAACCATCGCAAGTGGCCCCGATAAGTGCCAGTGACTCGCCAATGCATAACCGCCTATAACACCCGCTAGCGTAAGTAATACTTCTTCTTGGTAGCTATCTATTGCTTTTAATAAAGAATTTAAAGCACCGCCCAATATTAAACCAAATATTATACCGCCCCCCGCTTCAACAGCGAGTGTATGAGCCACTGAGTATGTAGTTGGAATATCACCACTGGTTAAAATTCCTAATAAAAGCGCAAATACCACCACGCCTATACCATCATTAAATAGCGACTCCCCCGCTATTACGGTTTCAATACTTTTAGGCGCGCCAGCAGAGCGTAAAATACCCATCACCGCTATCGGATCGGTTGGCGAAATCAACGCACCAAATAATAAACACCATATAAACGATAAATTAAATCCCAATAAAGGCACTACTACATATAACGCTGTAGCAATAATCACTGTTGAAACTAGCGTACCCACACACGCTAAAATACCTATGGGTAATTTATAACGTCTTAAGTCACTTACATTAACGTGCAGCGCCCCAGCAAAAAGCAGCATTGAGAGCATGCCATCGAGCAATACATGAGTAAAATTGAGTTGATCAAGTAGGCTTACTTCGTAATCAATAAGTTCATCAAACCCTAAAAAGCCCAAAAATATGGCCGCAATAGACACTAAAAGCGAAATAACCATCACCCCAATGGTGGTTGGCAGGCCAATAAACCGATGATTTATATAAGCAAGTAATGCGGTTAAAGATAAAAAAATCGCGCTAATTTCAAATATACTCAACGTACTGGTGACATCCATAATCTAGCTCTCTTAAATTTAAAGCCTAATAGGTAGTTTCCACTTTCATGATTTGCACTTTTTAACCGTGCAACGCAAAAAGCCCATGTTAAGAATAAACCTAACATGGGCTTTTTATACACTGGCTTAATTAAAGCATGTTTAGTGCTTTTTTATAGCGCAAGCTCTTCTTTAGCAAGTGTTAAATTATGCGATACCATTGTACTGTTAGACATTTGCGCTGCCTCGTACAAATCAGCAATGGCTGCTGTGTCATTATTTGATTTTAAGCGCGCAACACCTCGGTTACTTAACGCGAATGACGTAAGTTGGCGTACTTTAAATTTAGGGCCGTCTGCATCTTTTAAAAGTGCAATTGCTTTTGTACAAATTGCTTCAGCCTCTGCATAGTTTTTTGACTTAACATTCAGTGCGCAACTATTAAATGACTGCTCAATTGGCTGCGGTGCAGTCGCTTGTTCGATAACCATTAATTTGTAGTCACTTGTATCAGCCATTACAGCAGCTGAGCAAGTTAATAAAGAGCCAAGAGCGATGGTTTTGATAAGTGAGCTTTTCATGATTATATTCCTGTTGAGTTAGTCGTGCTTGTTGCCGACAATTCAACTTTAGAGAATTAACACAAAACCGACAAACGATTAAAACAAAACCAATAAGTGAAGAAAATTAACTTATAGACTTTAGTCTAATGCAAATTACTAATTTAGGGCAATTAGTATTTATACAATCAGTAACCGAACCCGCTCTTTACTTAGTCCGTTCAAGTAGCTTAACTTTTCCATAACAGCTTCAAACTTAAAGCCTATGTCTGCAGCATCATTTATCCACCAAACCAGCTGTTAAAGCACCAAGTGCTTAGCAAATTTGCGTTTGATTTACTTTGGACCGGTAATAACTATTTGCAAAAAGGTTAGCAAGCCATGGGCTATAACGGCGCGCCCCCTTACTTTTAATTCGTGATTGTGGATTGGAACAAAACTCAAACTTGAGGTATTACTACAAAGTTCCATAACATCATTTATCACCCAAACCTATAAACTCCCTCGCCCATATGCCATAATCTAAATAATTCATTATTTTAGTAACTTGGCGCGTATTTAGGCGTTTATAAGTTAACTACTCAGGGTTTTCAGTATGGCATATCAAGAGCAAAATCAAGCAACAATCTACTGGCACGACTATACTCAAAACTAATTAAATTATTGTTTTAAATGATTTAAATTAACCAGTAAAAATAATTTATACACACATTTATACACACAACCAGTTCAAACCGTTTCGTAATCACTTCACTTACTCCACTTTTGGCGCTGCCAATCCTTTTTTGAAAGTACCGTTTTTAAATTTCAGTTTTGTTTTTTATTAAGCATCTGTTTTATATTGATTTTGTCACCTGTCTTAAAATGTACTCTGATCCTCAAAACCTCACATAAACGAGCTAAGTTATTGTTTAATGGTTTCATTATTTTAAATTCATTATGAATTACAGGCCCTTAAACTGTAAAACAGTGAAATTAATCACGATCTTTTCAGATCCTTGTTCCGCTAAGAACCTTATATAGGCCGCTGGCTGGCGGTTTAAGTGAAGTACTTAAAAACTGTAAAAATTTAACGATAAAGAGCGCGCAGGAGGGTGAGGAAGAGTGCGGATTCCGTGGCATACATTCTGTGTGGGGCTATTTTCCGTGAGTGAAACTACGCTGGCCAACACAGACGCTGTTAACTTTGCTGCAGTGAGTGTCGGGCAATAAAAAACCCAGCGGGGTGCTGGGCTTGTTTAGATAGCTTTGGTGCTATTTTGTTATTGGGTCGAGCCTTCCTTTTTGGTCGTCGGCTTGTGATGCTTGACCGCTGAAGTCACCTGCTTGTTCTGGTGCTTGGGTTTTTGCTGTTCCTGCAGCAACGCCCGGGTGTGTGTGGCTTGCACATGTATTAGCCAAGGCACTGACTGTTGCCATTAACTCTGATAATAACTTAAGTACGTTCTCGCCTTCACTGCCTAACCATGTTTTTGGGCTGCGGTGGTCTTGCTCTTTAGTTGCTATTACTTTGCGGGTTTCACATTGTAAGTCTGCTAATTTGCCGATGATATCTTTTAATGATTCGTCGGTTTTGTTTTCAAAGTTGCCTTGCTCATCAATGCGTTGATAAACACCTTCACGTACTTGTGTACGGGTTTCACCTTCTTTGATTGCGGGTAGGTCCCAACCAAACGGTAGTACTGTTCTAATAAATGGTTTATCGGCTCGGCCATAGGCAAAGCCAATTTCTACAATAGAATTAATAGCCGGCGGTTCTAATCGGCCTGCTTTATCACCCGCACCTGGTAATGGTAACGGCACGGCTTGAAGTGGTTTCGATTTGGTATCTGTTCCGTTTTCGTCAATAAGCTGAACGTTAACAGCATAGCGTGGATAGAATGCATCGCTGCCGCGTTCGCCGTCTTCGGTGGGTAGTTCTGGCAATGCAACTACTCTGCCCCAGCGTGGCAAATGCAACTGGCCTGTTAGTTCGGGGAATAGTTTACGAATGATTCTATGAATTACTTTTTCCATGATCACCAACTTATTTGCATGTTAGTGCCTTTGAACTCAACGGCGGTTATGCGCTCATCATTGGCGGTTACGTTTGGACGTACCATTGGGGCGGCTGGTATTGTGGCGGTTTTGCCTGCTTGATGATCAGTCATTAGGCCGTTAGCAATTTTTACTGGTTTATCTGCCCAAAACGAGTCAGCATAACTGCCCACGTAAACTTTGCCATTGCCCTGTTGATACCATACAAAATCATCAATCTTAAATGCGCGGCCTATGTTGTTTAACATGGCATAGCCTGAGCAATCGGAGTAAAAGCACGGTATTGCTGTATCAGCATAGCCAGCGCTTGGTATTACAAACTCAATACCTGTTTGTGCTGTAATTTCGTCAAGCACTTGGCGCATGGTTGGGTGGCGTAGCATTACACTTAAGTTATACGCGAGTGATGCGGACCATTCACGGCAAAACAGCGTGTACCAGCCATTAACCGACGGCATTGCACGTTCTACATAGCCACTAAAAACACGGTCAACCACATCGCCCCAGCCAAGATCAACTTTAACCTGTGCAAGCTTATCTGCTTTTTGATTAACGGTGATTTGGCATGTACCAGGCGTTGATGATTGAAGTACTACCCAGTGGTCTTTCATATCAACTTTTTCATCGTTGATATAAGCGCGGGCAATAAAGCGAGCGTTTGGGGTTGCCATTATGCGGTTCTCAACTTTGCAAAATTATCGGTTAGATGCTGGTTAATATTCGCATATTGCACACCACTATCACCGCCCTGAACATTGGCCGTTGCATCGGGTGTACGTTCTTCAACCTTTTGCGGCACTGAACGGTATTCAGCAAGGGTAAAACTGACCGCCCATTGGCGGGTTGTTTCTTGCTCGACCGCTTCAACTTTGCTGCTAAAGCGCACTTGCTTAACACCCAGTGCGCTGGCCGTGTTGTTACTAATGCGATAAATAGCACGGGCGCCGCTTTCGGTGGCTTCGGCCATGTTAAACAGCTCGGCTAAATGCTCTGCTTTGTTAAATGGCAATAAGCCATTAACCGACAGCACTTTAGCCTTAATACCTGTTTCGGCCACGTCGGTGCTAGAGCTTTGCCCGCTGGCATCTTCGCTGGCAAGCTCTTGGCTTGCCGTAATGCGAAGTGATTTTAGAGTAATTGCAGTCGAGTTTAAAGAAAGCATAATAAAACTCCTATTCAGTGCTTCTGTAATCCGAAAGGCTTTGAAGCGCCTCCTTATTGATGTCACCGCCCTGATAAATAAATGAACGATAAAAACAATCTATCGGCTCTTTATTTTCATCAACATAAACATCTACTCGAAAAGATGCTTTATTGTTTTTATCAAGTGCAATATCACCAATCATGTGTATTGCGTCAGTAACCATTAACCCGCTTTCTAACTCTCTATTTTTTATAAACATTTTACACCTCTGCTTTCCAAATATATTCTATAAATTGTCCAACACTCCACGGCTGTCCATTTGCATTAATAACAGCTAAAGTGAATCCCGACGTTTGATTTGCCACATCTTTAACAATTGGAATCGAAGAACCAATAATTCCCTTATTGTGAGTAATCGTTATAATAGGTTTTTTATGGAATGAGTTATCAAATGTTATTGGCGATGTTGTTGCTGGGCCTTCACCTTCAGCTACCCAAATTGTACCTTTTCCTGACTGGGCAACTCCATAAACCGCTGTTTCGCTAGCAATCGATAACCCATTACCAACTTTCCATAAGTCACTAGCATTCATTGATATACTTTTAGGTGCTAACCCCGATGCGGGAGAGATGGCAATCCCACTAATGGCTAATGGTGTTTCCGCAACAAAACCATCAGCATTAATTGACCATTCAACAACTGCTCCTCTATTTTTTAAAGTCAACGCTGACTTTTTATGTGCATCGCCTTTAGCTTTAACGTTCGAAAAATCAAGCACGCCACCAATTACACAATATTCCCCAAAAGAAACAGAGTTACCGCCAGCATCAATCATTCCTCTTGTAGTCGTGGTTCCATACATAACCACTTCGGCACCTCTTAGTGAGTGTTTTGTGGATTTCATTTCTCCAAACTGCACGGGAACTAGATTCACCCTTGGCGAAACAACTTTAGTTCCAGGCGCTAGGTATGAATCGTGTCCGCTTGGATTATAACCTTGCAAAAACCCACCAAAACCACAACGTTCAGCATTTCCATGCATATTTGCTGCTTGCACCCCTCCTTGCCCTGTTGTTGTTACACTTCCGCCGACAAAACAATCCCTGTTTATTGCATCGCCAACACTACCGCTACTCCCGTACGTAGCGCCGTGCCTCTCAGCATGAAAATCCCCATAAAACCTGCAATTTTGTGAGGCTGCTATTACTAATCCATAGTCAAGCCCGCTTGTTTTATCTGACTTTTGAAAGGCTCTCATTCCTTTTCCATCACAGTTATATCCCCTGTTTACACTAAGCGCATGTGTACCTCCTAATAACTCAACATCTAACCCAGAAAAATCTCCCCCAATAACATTTTCCAGCTTAACTCCTAATAAAGAGCCATAAGCACCTTCATTTGTAATATTTACTTTTCCGCTAACTTTTATTTTCCTTGCAGGTAATTTTATAATTTTTGTCCCCGCTTCATAATTATCAAACAGCGGGCCATCAATTATCACATTTGGATTAATGTCTGTAACTTGATGGTACTCGCCCTTCCTATATGCGGCTCTATATCCAGACCATGATCCATCGACAGGACTCCAAATCGATATTACATCCCCCACTTTAAGTCCTTCATAGCTCCCTATATTTTGCACCCCTTCAGCCAAATCAAATGCTGTTACTCCAACTTCTGTTTGTCCAGCTTCACCAATAGTTACTACTGGCTTTACAAATTGGTGCTGGTCTTTATTTAAAACAAACTCAACTTCACCAAAATCTATAGAATTAGGTTTTTCAAAAACTAAGGGCGCTGAAATTCTAATTTTTCCGCTAAACCCAAAAACATCTTTACCATTCGAAAACTCAGCAATAGCTTTTAATTTTTCTGTTTCATCATTTGTTCCGGTTAAGTCTAATTTGAATTGACTAACATCAACTCCTTTATCACTGCTCTTTTCGCTTAAAATTAAAGGCTTATTATTGTTCTTTAGAAATAAAACACCTTGCTCTAAGTCTAAGCTTTCAATTATTCCATTCTGCTGGGGTATTAAAGTAAATAGAGTGTTTTTTTTATCGTTAGGCCATTTGTTAACCTGTAAGCCAGTATGGTCGAGAACTTCTTTTCCGATTAAACTGGATAATGTTCCAACCAATATCCCACCATTACCGTTTAGCATGTCTGCTTGATAAGCATTAACTTTTTCAACCCAAATTTTATTGGCACTTTCACTATCTGTTCTTAAATCTAAAACCGTATCAAATGCAGTTACTTCAGCTAATTTATTAACGTAATGTTTGACACCTGCGGCATCGGTGTAATCATCTATCTCAGTGTCACTAACAGTGAACATTAAGGACGGCGACCACGTGCTGCTTGCATCGCCTTCAAACCAGGCATCTACATAAACAAATTTAGGGTAACTTTCTACGGTAAAAATATGCTCGTTCTCTAGTTCTACACGTAGGCCGCTTACGTAACCAACACCAGGTAATATTTTAAATGTATTTACCGTTTCTCTTGGTTCTACTTTAAAACCGTCATCAATAAACCAATCTTTACCATTCATATCAGCGGCTAACTGTTGGGTTAGTTTATCCATGCCTTGCAGGCGGGCGGTAAAGTCTAGCTGCCATGTTTCTGGGGCTACAGTAATACCGGTTAGGTCGGCAATGCCTGAGTACTCAATACCAAAGTTACGATTTAGGGTGTTACCTGCAACACCTTCGGCGGTGGCGGTTTTTGGCGTAGTTGGTACATGGTTAATTGCAACTAATGTATCGTTAATTGCTGAATACAAGCCTACCCAGTTAAATTCGAACGGGCCTGTAATGCTGTCGAGCACTGTTGAGTAAACCACTACGTTTTCGTTTATACGCCCATTTTGCTGCACTATTTGTTGGTGCACAATATGCTCAGTCGGTATACCCTCCTCGCGATTAACTGGCGCTGCTGGGTCTTGTCCTGGCACGTTTGCAAAAATAAATGTGTCTATGTCTAGTTGCTCATTAGCTTGTGCTTTAGCAGCAAAAAGTTTCTCACCTGCAATTGTAATTATTGAAGCCATGTTAATTCCTCTCGTTAGCTAATAAGCTGTTATTTGTTGCAATAATAAAATGTGATTCATTGTCCATAACCGCTAAGCCTAGTTTTGGGCTCATGTCGTCGCTGTACTTGGCAAAGCCAGTTAGGCTATCAAGCGAAAAGTCATTAGGCGGTGCAATTAGTGGCATGCTGGCAATGGTGCTGTATTCATAACGGCGTGTGGTTCGCCCGTATTGCCTGCAAATGTTGTCTATCAGTTGGTTGCGCTCTGCTAAATCTGAGTCAAGCAGTTGCAAGCTAATTACGTCCCAATCTGTGGCGCTTACCCGTTCGTCTATGGTGATCCACGGGGTGCCGAGTTTTTCAAACATGTAATACCAGCCGTTTTTTGTGCCTGCGCCTTTGGCAAATTGCAGGGCGAACTTAACGCGGATGCGGTAGGTTTGTTCTGTTTCGTTTGGTATTTGGGTAATGTCGCGTTCCCATGCTAGTAAGTGCACTAGCTCAAGTTCGGCGGTCATTGGGTCTAGTTGCTTGGCTGGCCATGCGAGCATGTCACTAACGCGCTGCCAAAATAGCACCGCGCCTTGGCGTAGCTTGTCTAGCTCGCTGTTTGGGCGGGCTAGCCAGTATTTAAGCTTTGTTATTTCGTGCCAATCAATGTTCATACATCGTTACCGTTTTCAATGGTGAGTGCGGTTAGGCGTGGCACGTTGTTTTGGCTGGTAATGTCGGTTTGTTGCCAGCTTAGTGAGTCGATGCCCGCAAACTCTTTGTGTAGCTCTTGGCCTAATCGGCTAAAGCTAAAGCGGCTATTTGGTTTGGTGCGTGTCACTGTGTAATCGGTGTTTTCTCTAAACGCGCTGCGGATAAAGTTTTCAACATTGGCAAGTAGCGCGGTGACCTCTTCGTCAAGCAAGTAAACATGTGGGTAAACGGTAAGGCCTACGCTTACATCAACACCCGGCATAGCAAGTACCAATAAATCATCGCCGTGGCCGTGGTAGCCCTTTTCCATAATGTAGGTGTTTAAGTCGTCAATTAGGGTTTGGCTTGGTACGCCTGTGTCTAACAAAATAAAGGCGTTTGCTGTACCTGGACCACGGGGGGCGTCGTGTTCAAAATAAATGTTGTCGGTGTCTAGGCCGCTGCGTTCGGTTAGCATTGAGCGGTAAACGGCGTCAATGTGCCAAGGGGCTGCGGCGGTAAATGCGTTGCGGGTGCGTAGTTTTAAATCTTGGTCTGATTCTGCATTAGCGCCGAGCACGTCTATCCAGTCGTGATCATTAAATACGCGGGCTATTCCGGTCACTGACTCGGGTAAAATATGGTAATAGCCTGCGCCTAAGTTGTAGGCTGCGCCTGCGTTTTCGGCAATTACGGCAACTAATACGCTGGCTTGGCCTTCTGGCAATATTACGTCATCAACGGTTAGCACACGGTAAACCGTGCCGTTTATGGCATCGCTTTGTATTATTGTGCCGGCACTAATTAGTAAGCTTGGGCCAGTGCTGGCCGCACGGGTAAAACGCACTTTGCCTTGTGTGCGTTCTTCACTTTTACGGGTTAGGTCGTGCTCCCACGCTTTGGCTTCAATAAAGTCGCTGTCGGTGGCGGTTTGCAAAAACAAGTTAGGGAGTATTTTTTCAATTAATACTTTGTTGACTATCCACGTTGCAGGCTTTGCTACAATGGCGCTAATCAATCGCCAAAAAGGTGAGTACGGCGAGTCGTTGGCTATAATGCTGCCTTGTGCATCTACCTCTTGCTTAAACAGCGTTTTCCACCCGCCTTCGGTTGTTGGTATGCCTGCGTTTTTTACAATGCGGGTAAAATCAATTGTTGGGGTTTCATCAGCCATTTATTGTGCCTCTACTAATAACGATGAAATTTCACCGAATTGAATTGTTTGTGCGTACACCCACCATTGGCCTTTGTTTATTTCGCTTTGCTGAACTCGAACCGTGCCTGGCATAATGCGAACGTCGTCTTCTACCAATAGTTTTATTTTTGTTTGCGTGTCGTTGGTTACGCTGGTTCCTCTATCGCTCACTAATAAGTTTGCAAGGCCGGTGTCTAAAATGGCGTGCACTATGTCTTGGGCTATTACGTCACGATCGGTTAAATACGTTGGGTTGCTACCGGCATCTAGCACCACGTCACCGTTTAATATGTGTAAGTCGCGGTAAATACTCATGAGTGCATCTCAACAAAGTTCATGTAATTGGTTTCGCCTTTGGCTGGGTACACGTTAACTGTGCCGACGCTGGTTGATTTTTGTTGGTTTGCGTTACTAATTTGCTGAGTAATACCGCCGCGCTCAACACGGCTTTTAACGGGTGCTATAGCGTAAATACTTGGTATGCTCGCATGATATGGTGAAGGCATATCTCTGCCTGTGTATTGCTTTGCTATATTTGCATTTACATCAATATCTAAATCTTCAAATCCAAATAACTCACTAAATAAACCGATTGCATCTTTAACTAAATTTATCGCTCCCGTGAGTATTTCAATGAAAAACTGTATCGGCATCAGCATTAAATTAAAAATAAACCCGATAATGCTACCAAATGTTTTACCTGCTTCCGCGAATCCGGCTAGCTCGTCAGAACTAAACCCTAACTGCTCACCAACCCAAGAAAACATCCCCCCTAGCGAATCTAGTAATCCTGAAAACGCACTTATTACAGGCGCAAAACTCTCTGTAAATCCATCCCAAAAACCACCAAAAAAGGCCTTTATTGGTTTCCAGTATTTATAAACAGCAACAGCCAATAGGCCAACGGCCGCTATTATCAATGTGATTGGCAATACTGCTGCCGCCAAAGATGTAACAAAAGACCATGTTGAAACAGCCGCCCCCTTCATTACAGCGCTTAATGCAGGTAAGTAGCCGCCTGTAAAAGTTGCAATAGTATTAAATCGTGTTAATGCTAACCGTGCTCTATCTACGGCATTTCCGTATAACGTTGTTACTAATTGGCTTACAGCCATTGCTTTATTTTTTACCCACAATTTTGAGTAATATGAAATTGTTGTAAATGTCAGCCATGACAGTCCTGTTCGTATACCTGTTAATACGGCCATGTAACCGCTGCCAATGCCTACGGCAGTTCCTAGCACTAGATTCCACGTAGTCATTGCCATGGTTGAGGCTCCCATAACAACTGAAACCAACCCGCCTGCCGCAACTAAACCGAGTATTCCCACAAAGGCGTAACCAAGCCATTTAGTCAGTTCTGGAAATTCTTCCGTAAAGTTAATAACGCTGGTTCCCATATCTGCAATCATGCCTACAAAGTCGTTAAATACCGGCAGTATTGCCGTGCCCCACGCTGCACGAATAACAAACCAGCTTTGGCTTAGTCGCTCGCTTTGGTCGGTCATGCTCATGGCCATTTTTTCGGCTTGTTGCATGCCCGTTACATCACCTAGGTCGTTTATTGATTTTCCTAGACCGTCAATGTCATTCATTAGTAATTTTATAGTGCCGACGGCCTCACTTGAGCCGAATGCTTTTTTAAGTTCGTCGCCCTCAGCTACGTCTATGGTTTCGCCGTATTTGCCTTTAATTTGGTTTAGTATGTCAACCATTGGCAGCATCGCGCCTTGGCTGTCGGTAAAACTTAAATTAAGGGCATCTTGCGCTTTACCTACACCGGCTAAAAACGATTTATATTTTGTACCGGCTTCGCTGCCCGACATAGTCGCTTGCAACGTACCGAGTATGGCCATTTGCTCGTTCATACCAATACCGGCGCTTGTTGCTTCAGCACCAATTGATGTAAACGCCGATGACATTTCAGCGCCTGTTGTTTTAAACGCTTGTACGGCGGTAGCCGTCATGCCTGTTAGCTGCTCTACCCACTCACTTTTACCCATAGCATTAGCTTGGTTTTTAAAAATTCCATACATGGTGCCCATGTAATTGGTAATAGTGCCTGCATCAGCTTTGGTGGCTGCGGCCAGTACGTTGCTCGACATAGTAAACGCTGACAGGTCGTTGTCGTTCAATCCAGCAATGGCGCTTTGTATGTCGTAGCTTGATTTAACAAATTCGGTAGACGATTTACCGTATTTAAGGGCAAATTCGTAAGAGGTATCGGTAAGTTGTTTTAAGGCCGATTCGCGCACACCCAGAGATTTAACCTCGCCTAATGCGCGGTCCATTTCAATGGCTGGCATTAATGCGTTTTGTAGTGCATAGCCGCTGGCAGCAATACCCGCAACGCCCGACGCCATTTTCATGGTGCCGCGTTGGTAGTCGTTGGTTAACCCATTTAAGCTATTGCTTACTTTGGCAATAGGCTTTGTTATTTGGTCAATCATGCCAACGGTAAACATTAGCGGTTGCGGTAAACTCATTTACTTGCCCCCAAAGGCCTTGCACACAGCATTGGTTATTATGTTTTCTAGGTTTTCGCGCTGGTTTTTATACAGCCAACCAGCGCGGGCTAGGTTTTGTTCGTCGTCTTGCTCATGTGGCAAAAAGTGACGGCGTAAAATAAACAGTTGTTCAAGCTGATTCGAGTCGATTGAATCAATCAGCCCTTCTATTTTTTTACGGCAATTTCCAGCACAGGCGAAAACTCAGCTTTAAGCGTCGACGCAATTTGCAGCTCAGAACCTGGTGAGCTTTCAAGTACCTTTTTAAGATCGGCTTTTTGTTTGTCGTCAATGGTGCGCATTACCATATTGTGTGACGCTGCGGTCATTGAGCCACCGCGGGCAACAAGGTCTACAAAGTCGCTGTGATCTTGCACTGTCATGTTAAAAGTAAAGTCAGTAGCAGCGATGGTTAATATAATTGCTTGTTTCATGGGTTAATCCTTAGATTTGGTTAATAGTCTTTCGAGTGTGTCAAATCCGTTTTGTAATTGGCGCTCCATGCGTTCGGTTAATTTGTCAAAATCGGTTTTAGTGGCGTAAGTTTCGGCCACATGGGTTTTATGATCGCTTAGCTCTTTGGCTGTATCTTTATTTGCTCTGCTCAGCGCCACAATAATGGGCACTAATACACTCAAAATTAACGCGGCTGTTGATATAGCAACCATTATCCACTGTGTCATTTTGCTACTCCTTTAATTTTTTCGACTGTCCTTAGACTTGCTAGGCCAAGTAATGCTAGGGTTAATTCCATCATTACATCGGTTGGCAGTTCTGGCGTTCCTGCATCAGGCATAATCCATTGCAAAATAGGGTTAATTAAAAACGTGAACAGAAAGCCAAAGCCACATACCCACAGTAAAAAAGGGCGAGCGCCCGCTACAAACGTTGAGCGGTGTTGTGCTGCATGGGTATTAGCCAGTGCTTGCATTAGCATTGGCTTTTGCTTAATTTCTTCTAAATCATTGCTTAGCTGCTGGCGTTCTTCGTCTGATGTAAATAACGCATCGCCGGCTTTACCAATCGCTTCAATTGGGTTGCCACCCACTAAGTTTGATAACCAGCCCATAACTAATGCCCTGCCTGTTTTAAGTAACTTGCTTCACGCCAGCGGCGCGTGGTGTATCGGTCGCCAAAATCAACAAGCTCTCTGATCATGGCTTGAGTATTTTGCGTTATGGCGTAGCGCCAAAAATTAGGGCAACGCTTGGCCAAATGACCGTACTGAAAAGCAACCGATGCAATCACGGTTTGCATCGGTTCGCTTAGTTGTTCAAATTCAACCGTTGAGTGCTGGTTGTAAGTAGCAACTAGGTAATCGGTTGATTGCTGCTTTACACATAAATCAATAATGGTTGCTTCGTTTTCGTTAATGCTAAGCGGGTTCTGCTTACAGGCTTTTAGTGCCTGTTCGCCTTTTAATAAGCAAAAGCGCTTTAATTTGTTAGCGATAAATTCGGGCAATAAGTACTTAAGTGCCGCTTCATCGCATTGGCCAATATCAAATCCGGTGGCAATAGTAACCCCCGAATTAGAATGTTTAGCATCGGGCACATAGCCGGATAGCTGTGGGCCACCTTCCAGTGCGGCGATAAACTTAAAATTCACTTTGATATTGTTCATTTTGCTACTCGCTTAACGATTGGCACGGTACACAACGCTGCACACCGGGTACTGCTTTGCGTCGTGCTTTAGGTATTAGGTCGCCGCAATCAATGCAATCCGTTGCACTGATTTTATTGGCGTTGTTAAGTCCTTTTAGGCGCTGATCAACAAGCTGTTGTTCGGCGCGTTCCTGTGCAATGGTTAGGTGGTCTATAAAGTCCATTTACTAACTACCTTATTGCACTATGTTTTCAATTTCGTCGGGGCGCAGATACGGCACACCGTTAATGTTTACAAAGTCGGGGTCGGTTACATCAAACGGAATTTTAAACAGGCTGGCGCTGCCGCCTTTTTTGTCTATGTCTAAAATGTCGCTTAGCTTAATGCGGCAACCAAAGGCTTCTACTTTCATTTCGTCTTGGCTGGTTTTGGCGTAAAACATAATGTCGAACGGTTCCATACCACGCCACGAACCGGCACTTTTTGCAGCATCCGATATAAGCGCAAAGTTACTCGCGTTAACCGACAGTTCGCCGCTGGCCGATACATCGCCATCAACTGAGCCATCGGGTACGCCACTGGTTTGGCTTACCGCACTGTTGTCGGTAATCGCCAGTGAAGCGGTGTCAACTTGGACCATAATGTCGCCCAAGTTCACGTTAAAATTCATTCCTGATAAACGCATGGTGAGTGCTCCTAGTTGCTGCTTAAATCAAGCAAAATATTTACGGTAATTTCTTTTGGGCTGTTGTATGGGCGCAGCACCATGTAAATAACCACGCTTTTATTGCTGGTCCATTCAATGGTTATGTCGCCTTCAACCGGTGGCTGTATTTCACCAGGGAACTGCGTGCCTAAAATGGTGGTACTCTTGCTCATGGCGCGTAGTGGGCGCATAAAATACGCCTTGTTTAGTTCAATACTATTTGGTGTTGAGTTAAGGGCACGGTTGGCAATACGGCGAATAGCAAGCACACGTACTTCGCGGCTGGCTTTATGCACTGGGCGTAAATGCTCAAGGTATTGGTAGTCGCCGCCGGCGGCATCTAGCGTTTGTGCATCGCTCCAATAGGTCCCTTCAAAATCGCTGTACCACTGCGGTACGCTCATACGGGCATTGGCTAGCGTTTCTAATGTGGCAAGTGATAGGGGGTCGCCGTTCGTATCAACCGGTGCATCGCCTAAACCTAATACGCTGCCTGTTGCTACGCGCATTGGGCTATCAGCAATGCTTACGCTGCGGTTGCATAGTCGCCCTGCTAATACGCCTACGTTATTAGCGTGTAACTGTGGTACGGGTACCACTAAGTGCGCGGCAATATCAGCTTGCAGCGCAATGGTTGCGGCTTCATATTGCGACCATGTTTGTGTAGCTACATCAATACCAGGTACTGCAACCAATGCAGATACAAAACGCCCTAATGTCGCTTGCAATGATGTTAGGTGGTCGTGAATATCGGTTAAGCCTGAGCTGGTTGTTTGCTCATCACATACAACAACCATTTCAAAGCTTTGTACTTCGTTGGCTCGGTCAATGGCATCAGTAATGCTTTCACCTTCGGCCAGTGGGTAAACCGCTGCAGTCCAGTTTTGGCCTGCATTTAATTGCGCGGCTTTTACTATTTCAAGCAATGGGCTGTCTGCAAAGGTGTCGGCTAATACTGTTTGAGCGCCTACGCTAAACAATTGGCTTTCTTCGCTTGCGTTACCAGCACGGCCAACAAACAAAAAGTGTCGTTCAACACCTTGGATGTCGCCTTGCCCTAAATTCAGATTGTTAACTTGCACTTTACCTAGTGACATGGGTTTATCCTCGTTTATTGAGTTGGTTTAAAATTGTGGCTAGTTGCGCTTGCACGTTCGCGGTGGTATCGCCTAAAAATGGGCGCGCCTTTACAGGTATTTGCCAGCTTTTACGGCTTTTTTGGCCGCGTAATTCACTTAACACTAATGTGGCTTTGCCATGGGTTAAGCTCCCTGCAATTTCTTTTATTGTTGCGCGGCGATAGCCTTTACCTTTTGCTCTGCGTACTTTATAACCCTCGGCTGCCAATGCTTTTGCTTGGCTACGTGTACACGGTGCTTTGTAATCTGGCTTGCCATGAATACGGCTCATGCGTGTTGAGGTCATTTGCTCGCTGCCGCCTTCTTGGTGTAGTGCGGCAATACGCCCAGTAAGCCCGGCTTTATGTTTAAGCTCTAAGCGCTTACCGCCTTTTACGTAGGGCTCTAGTGTTTTACCCATGCGTTTAAGCATTTTGGTTTTTTTGCCATCAGTGCGACTTGCAAACTTATTACCCTCAACCGTGGTTTGTGTTTTTATCCGTTTGCGAGCGAGCTTTCGCTCATAACGCCCTAGTGTTTTGAGTACGCGAACACGCTTACCGTTTGGCAATGCTAATAGCTGCAACTGGTGCTTTGCGCTGAGCGCTTGTTTGCTATTTGGGGTGATCACTAAACTCATGATTGCCCCTTAATATCTACGTCTACATCTTCGGCCACACTAATTGGCGCTAGCGATACGTAATAACGCGCATCGTTAAATAAAACAGGGCCGTTTTCAGCGGGTATTAGCTCTATGTCGTCAATTAGTTGCACGTCAATTAACACGGTGGCGTTGTCTTTACTTACAACATCTATGTCTATTTCGGGGTCGTCTAGGCCGTACTCGTCACGTGGCCATTGGCTGTCGATTAAAAAGGCGCCCACCATCGCAAGTAAGTTATAAGGGTTTACTTTGCGGTGCGGGAATTTTTCTATTGCGATTACGGCGGTGTGTTTCCATTTGGCAACTGCGTAGCCGTCTTGACCTTTGTCTTCGCCGCTCATTATTAAAGTGCCGCGTTCTTGCCAGGCGTCTATGTTGTTAGTGTGAATAGCCCCTTTTAAACTGGTGTTTAAAAAGTCGGTTAGTTGCTGCAATTGGGTAATAGTTTGGCTCATAGTGTATGCACTCCGCCGCGGCCAAGGCCAAGCAGTAAACGAATGCTGCGGTTAGACTGCGCTAATATCGCATCTTGCTGATCAACACTATCGGCTTTGTTGTTGCCCGCTTCTTTTTGGTCAACCGCTGAAAAGTACCCCATTAAATCGCTATGCGAACGGGCATACACTGCTCCGCGGTAAACGCTTTGCTGTGCGGCGCTAAAGTTAGGCACGCCGTTTGTTTGGGTGAAAGCAACATCCATGTTGTCTTTCATAATGTATTTAAGTATTTGTTGTTGTACTTCTAATGCGCTGCGGTTTAATGAGTCGGCTATTACGGTTTCTTCATAAAATTCTGGTATGCGGCGATGATCGCGAAACTCGCCAGTGCTTAGCGCTGGCCAGCCGCTTGCAGCATCTATTTCAATACTGTTTTGTGCTGTTGCTTCAAATCCAAATGACATACCACATACCTTGTTCAATTAGGTTCAGTGCAGTTAGCGTCGACGCGGTTATTAACGGTCGCCCGTTAAACGCTCGGCTAGTGCACTGGAGGGTTGGGAGTAATGGCTATTACTGGGCGTTTAACTCGGCAATGGCTCTTAATCTCATGGCTATTTTGTTTCGTACTGTTTTAACGCCTGCGTGTTTATGTAGCTCTGCGGCTTTGGCTAAGTAGCCATCGGCTTGTTGGAGCCTTTGCACGTCGCCGACATGCGATGGCGAAACATCGCCGTTTTTGCTACGCAGTAACGCAAGGCCCGCAAACTTGTAGTACTTAGCCGTAACTTGCTCAGGTAATTTCCAATGGTTTGCAACCTTGCTGAACACTTGCCCAAAATACGGCTCAATGCTGTTGCCTTTTTCAGCTTGGGTATCTGCCCAATCAAAAACAGTGTCGGCAATAAAACCAGGCCACTGGCGACGTATGTTGTTAGCCATGGGCTGATTGAGTTCAATGGCTCTAAAGCCAAACTCAATGCCACGGCTGAGGTCGCCAATATCAAATAACCACACAGTGCAATAAGCAAAAATAGGATTGTCTTCATTTTGTTTGCCCTTTTTATTCAAGTATTCATCAACTATTGGCAACCACTTTGGCAATAACACATCACGTTTGTGGGTTATTTTGTCGGCGCGGCTTACAAAGCTTTTTAACCGTTTTAAGTCGTCTTCTAATTCAATGAGCTGTAAGTGCAGGCTTGGGGCGTATTGCCCTGAACCTGTTAGGCTTACTTTTTCGAGCTTTTTTTTGGCTCGGTTTTGCTCTTTGAATTGGAGGATTCTTGCGCCGCCGACGGCTTTTTTAGCTCTTCAACCGTATCTTTTAAGTCGCTATTTGCGGCGTTAATGTCGTCGGCTTGGTAAGCTAGGTCGGTGGCTGCATCGCTTGCTTTATCTGCGGCGCTTTCAATTTCATCTGCAGCGTTGCTTGCGCTGTCTATGCTGGTGTTAAGTTCGTCGGTTGTATCTTCAACGGGTGAAACATCAACCTGTTCTTTTTCGCTATCAACATGCAGAGCTGGCAGATCATCTTCACAAAAAAACTTAATATTTTGGTCAACGTATTGTTGGGCGGTTTCAATGGCTTTTGATTCGTCGCAACCTAGCAGTGTTGCAAGTAACGCAAGCGCTGTTACTGGCTTTGCTTGCTGATCACCTTGCTTGGCTTTTGCAGCTAGGCGGCGTTTTTTAAAATTAGCAATGGCACTCATGGCATTGTTACCTTTTATAAATGGGTTAATTTGCTAGGCGGTTAACCTAGCAATGCATTTACCAATCGCGCTTAAGCGGCTGGTGCTGCGCCAATGTTCATGGCTGCTTCGTCAACGGCGGCGTACACTTCAAACTCTTCAATTGCATAACCTTCGTTACGCCAGTATGAGTTTTCGTATTGCTTGCGGTCTTCTTCGTCTTTGGCTTTGCGGTGCGCGGTGCCTTTTTGCGTATAAATATGCAAATTGCTTAAAATGGTGACTGCAATGCGTTTACCTGGGAAGAACGGTGGCGTGTATGCGCGCATACCACCAATGTTTTTATCCATTTGCTGTGCGGCTACTTTTTCGCTTGGCTTGTCTGCTTGGTTCATCATTTTTGTTTGTGCTGTGGCTGTTAGGTCTGAGCCAACTAGCACAACTAGGCGCGGATCATTGCGTAATGATGGGTGAATAAACGTGTTTTTAAGCTCAGTAGCAATGGCGTCTAACGTTTTGTACTCACCATCTTTCAGCTCAGCGCTTGCATCAGGGTTAAAGTAAATTGGGTCTGTCATGATTTGATCAGGCGCTTTTTCTTTAACGATTTGATGCCAGCCTTTGTTTACGTCTTCACCATTTGGGTTAGCAACTGGGTCTGTTGTTGCGGCAGCTGATACACCATTAAAACCAACTCGCAGCATATCGAGTGCAAAACGTAGGGTTGCATTTTGGTTAATGAGCTTCATAAACTCATTTAAGTTACCGGCATTGGCCCATGTAGATAACAGTGCCCATGTGGTTGCTGAACATGAATCAGTTTCAACCAATTCATAAGTATTACCATCAACGCCTTGCTCTGATGTAAAACGGCCACCTGCTTTACGGCCTGTTGCAATGCCGTAATTGCCTACTTTTACAACTTGGCCTTTAATTTGGTCTACTTGCATGGTGGTGATCATGCGTAAAAATTCGACCGACTCTAAAAGCGCCGCGCGCAGTTTTGTTTCCATTGGGTCTGAAATGGCAAATTTATGTGATGCGTCTTCTACACCAAATGATTTTGCTACTTGCACCGAGTATTTTTGTAAAAACCCAGTGGCTGTTTGATTTAAGTGCATGCGTTATCTCGCTCTGTTATGCATTAATAAAAGTAAACGTGGTTAAGCGTTTGGTTAAACCAGGTCTACGGTTTCGCCGCCTACTGGGTCGGGCTCTTGGCCGTTTTGCTCTTGGCTAAGGGCATTAAATTTGGTTTCTATGCCGTCTACCTTTTTACTAAAGCCGTCCATTTTGTCCATTAGCTGGCTAAACTGCTCAGCGGTTACGCCTGCTGCGGTTTTATCGCTTTCAGGCTCGTCTTCTGGCTCTTCAACTGGCGGGGTTTCTTCGGCTTTTGGTGGCTTGGCGAATTTATTTTCAAGGTCGGTCACCTTGGCATCTAATCCGTCAAACTTGCCCATGAGGGCGTCAAACTGTTCTTGTTTCATGGTGTCTTCCTCGGTGATTTCATCTTGCTGATCGGCTGGCTGCTGATCACTAGAAAATAAGCTAAATAGTTGCGCCATTAAGCTTTGCGCTTTGGCGTGTTTGCTATTTGGGGTAGTTGGTTCGCTATTGGTGGTAATAAAGTCACTGTGTTGTAGCGTTTCGAGTTGGCTATATTCGTGATTTACTTCGTTATCACCAATAGAGAATTTTAAGCGGCTGGTGCCAGAGCTGGCTGGCGAGTCGGTAACGGCAAGGCCTTGTAGGTAGCAGCGCCCTTCGCTTTTGTAATCGGGGTTTGGCTCGATAGACATAAACAGCTTTTGGCCGTCTTTATTGGCAGCAAGCAGGTAGTCGTTAGCGGTAATTTTTACAAACAGGCGTAATTTACCCCCTTTTTTAGCGGCTTTTACTTCGTCAACAGTGCCCCAGTTTTTACCTTCGCTTGGGCCCCAACTTGAACGAAAATGCTCAGGCCAAATAAGCGCGGTATATTCATCAACCGAATACGATGCAGCCATTTGAGTGATCCACTCTTTTGAAATGGTTCGCCCGTCTACTGTTGCACCTTCTGTTGCTGCAATTACCCAACCTGATTGCTTAGCCATTATTTGCTTACCGCGTTACTTAATATTTAAACGCAGCATAGCCATAAAAAAAGGCTGAATACATTGGTTAGCTTTTTGGTAATTCCTAGATTGAGGTTTTAGGAAAAGTGAGGTTTTTTATGCGGTTATAAGCTTATTGTAAACCAATACACTGTGCTCAGTTATCAATTATATGAGCACTTATATTAAGCAATGGCTTATTCATCTGAAATACGCGAAGCAGCAAAACGGCTTTATTTGCGCCACCATACTCCCGACGAAATACGCGCGGAACTGGGGCTACCAAATAACCGTGTTATTTACTATTGGGCCGATAAATACAATTGGCGCGATATGCTGCGCGAAGAAGACGTAGACGAAGCCATTGCACGGCGCATTTTAATACTTACCGATGTAAGCGACAAAACAGGCAACCAAATAAAAGAGCTCGACATGCTGATAGAAAAGCATGTGAAGCTTAAAAAGCAACGTGCCCAGCAAGAAAAAGCAGCACAGGCCGAGCAACCCCACGGCACAAACCAACCCAGTAATAAAAACAATAATCGCGGCGGTACCGACAGTAAAAAAAGCAAAGGCCGTAAGCGTAAAAATGATGTTAGTCATTTAACCGCTGAGGATTTTGGCACCTGGTACGACTCGTTATTTGGGTACCAAAAAACGATGCACGAAAACTTGCATCAGCGTATTCGTAATATTTTAAAAAGCCGCCAAATTGGGGCAACGTATTATTTTGCGGGTGAAGCGTTTAAAGATGCGGTATTAAGTGGCGACCCGCAAATATTCCTCTCAGCTAGTCGTGCACAGGCTGAGGTATTTCGCAGTTATATTATTGCCATTGCGCAAGAATTTTTTGAAATAGAGCTAACCGGAAACCCCATTACATTGCACACCGCCCACGGTGATGCCGAACTACGCTTTTTAAGTACTAACAGCAAAACGGCGCAAAGTTACCACGGCCATGTTTATGTAGATGAATACTTTTGGATTGGTAAGTTTAGCGAGCTAAACAAATTAGCCAGCGCCATGGCCACGCACAAAAAGTGGCGTAAAACGTATTTTTCGACCCCTTCAACTAAAGCGCACCCTGCTTATACATTTTGGACGGGTGATCACTGGCGCCAAGGGCGTGCCGAACGCGAAGAAATTGAGTTCCCCAGCTTTGATGAATTACGCGATGACGGCAGGCTGTGCCCCGATAAACAATGGCGCTATGTAGTTACTATTGAAGATGCCTTGCGCGGTGGCTGTGAGTTGTTCGACATTGAAGAACTGCGCGATGAATACAACGCCGATGATTTTAATAACCTGTTTATGTGCATATTTGTGGACGATGCCGACAGTATATTTAAATTTAGCGACCTTGAAAAAGCCATGGTTGATGCCACCCGCTGGCAAGACCACAAACCCAACGCAGCACAACCATTTGGTAACCGTGAGGTATGGCTGGGTTACGACCCCTCGCGTACTCGCGATAACGCCGCTTTAGTGGTTGTAGCACCACCAGAAAAAGCCGGTGAAAAATTTAGAATACTTGAAAAACACTATTGGCGCGGTATGAACTTTTCGCACCACGTGAGTGAAATTCAAAAAATTTATGCCAAATACCGTGTTACTTATATTGGTGTAGATACCACAGGCATTGGCGCGGGGGTGTTTGACTCAATAAGCACGCTGTACCCACGTGAAGCCACCGCCATACATTACAGCGTAGGCAGTAAAACTCGCTTAGTACTTAAAATGATAGATCTTATTGAAGGTGGCCGTTTGGAATGGGATGCATCCCATAAAGATATTGCTATGAGCTGCCTTTCAATACGCCGCACCAGTACCGACTCGGGCGGCGCCATAACCTTTAAAGCTAGCCGCGATAACACTATAGGCCATGCAGACGTATTTTTTGCTATTAGCCACGCTGTTATTAACGAACCCCTTAACCATGCACATAAGAGAAAATCACGATGGACCATGCAGAATTAGACCAAAACGCTGAGCAGTTAACCCAGCAACCAGACGATCAGCAAGGTAAGCAAAATGCGCCCGTTGTGTTTGGCTTGCCTGAGCAAGTAATGCCCGACATGTGGCTAACCGATTATGACTCACTATTTTATAACGATACCGACCAGTATTGGGAACCGCCAGTAGACCGCCATTTATTAGCCAACCTTACACGCCGTAATGCTCAGCACGGCGGCATTGTACAAAGCCGTGCAAACATGGCCGCGAGCCGTTTTATTAGTGGTGGTATGAGTGCGCAGCAAGTGCAAGCAGGCTTTTTAAACCTGGTGCAATTCGGTGATGTGGCACTACTTAAAATACGCAATGGTTTTGGGCAAATTGTAAGGTTGTTTCCGCTGCCTAGTTACCGTACTCGTGTTGGGGGTGATGGTGGCGCTGTGGTGCTTGAGCGAAATAGCCAAGTTAAAAAATATAAAAAGCGCGACATTATTTGGGTTCGCCAGTATGACCCCGTGCAGCAAGTGTATGGTTTGGCCGATTACTTAGGCGGGTTGCAAGCTACATTATTAAATGAAGACGCAACGCTGTTCCGCCGTAAGTACTTTTTAAACGGGGCGCACATGGGTTTTATTATGTACGCGACTGATCCTAACTTAGACCCTGACATTGAAGACGACATAAAAGAAAAAATTCAAGACAGTAAAGGCGTGGGTAACTTCCGCTCGTTATTTGTAAACATACCCAACGGTAAAGAAAAAGGCTTACAAATAATCCCTGTAGGTAATTTTGAAAGTAAAGATGAATTCATGAACGTTAAAAACGTATCGGCGCAAGATATATTAAATGCTCACCGTTTCCCACCAGGCTTAGCGGGTATTATTCCGGCTAACAATGCAGGCCTTGGCGACCCGACTAAATACGATGCCATGTATTTTAAAAACGAGACTAAACCGCTGATTAAGTTAATGAGTGATGAAGTAGCAAGGGATCCTGAAATTGGCAGTAAGTTGCAGCTAAATTTTGATTTAGAACCGAGTGCTTAATATTGGCTGTGCGCGGCATCATGCTCTTTAATTTTTTCGACTAGTTCAGCATAGATATTTAAGGTTTTTAATGCCCGTGATAAATTTGGCGCGGGCACGTTATTTAACAGTGCTGCATGGGTTTTGCTCATGCCTTTTACTAGATGATCACTGGCGGCGGCTTTTATGTCGACGCTTTTAATTTTACACATAGCCAATAACCAGTTTAACCGCTCTTGTGTTTGTGACCCTTTAAACAAATATTGCATGCTAAAACCCCTAAATTAATTATCACTTAAGTGATAACTTATTTATTTTAGGGTTATACCCACTATTTGTAAATGCTTATTTGTTATGCACAAAATCACTGTATATAATAACAGTGTATTTTATTAACGATTGGTGGTTATTATGGCGCGGGTTACTTGTCCAAATTGCGAAGCTAAAGCAACAATTACATCACGCGAAAAGCAAAGCGCCCATGTTGTTAATTTATATTGCTCGTGCACCAATACAAAAGAATGCGGGGCTACGTTCCGTATTACCCAATCGTTTGATCACTTCTTAAATCCTCCTGTAAAAAGCACCCAGCAATTGGCCGCATCGCTTATTAAAAATCTATCTCGTGAACAGCAATTAGAATTGGTTGGCTTGTAAAATACATAGCCATAAAAAAGGCCGCTAATTTAGCGGCCTTTTTTGTGGGTGGTGGTTACTGGCGCTGTTGGCCGTATTGTTGTGGTGCTGAGTGTTGGGGTGCGTATTGCTGCTGATCATACTGCCCCTGATATTGCTGTGGTGCATACCCTTGGTTTTGGCTTGGGTGGTTTTGGCTTTGGTTGTTGTGCGCTTGGCCGTTTTGGTTTTCGCTTTCCCAAAAAATATACAGCTTTAACGGGCCTTGGTGGTTAATTGGCATAGTGTCGAGCTCTATCTCTACGCTATCGCTGCCGCCTTGCTGGTTGCTTGGCCATTTAGTGGCGCGGCCTAATGTGGCGTAGCGGTTTTTGGTCGTATTGCCTTGCTGATATTTTTCAGCAATACAGGCTACACGGCCTTTATCAAGTGGTTTATTTTGTTGGTGCATGGTTCGTATCCTTTTTAGTTAATGTTGTATTTAATGATTTGTACTTAACAACTGAGTGGTACACCCAGTTGCGACGTTTAACGTTTGGTTTCATTGATCACCATAATTCGCTTAATTCTTTTTCTAACTGCATTTGCATTAAGCGCTCTTCTAGCAGTTCGCGCTTTGACTTGCTGCGCTGCTGGTATTGCGGGCGCGGCTCTTGGTTTTCGTGGTGCGGCATTTTGGCCGGTGCGCTTACTGTTTTTGGTGAAACAATTCGCGCCTTTTTAGTGCTTGGTTTTGCTGTTGTTTTTATTTGGCCGGTGCGAAATTTATATTCTTTTCGCTCGCAACCGCAGCCCTGGACATGACCTAAATTATCTTTGCGCACTACGCGAGTGGTGCCGCATACGCATTTACACATAAAATGCTGCGCCCCTCGGTTGCGGCGGTCTTCGTTTAGTACTGTCCAATTATTGAAAACGTCACCTGCTGTTATTTTACCTGTGGCCATGGCTGATCTCCTGAAGCTTACCCTCTATTTTTTTAATGATTTCTTTAAGCTCTTTATCAAAAGTTAGCAGCTCCATTGGGAGCAAATGCTGATCATGAACAAGCGTTACACCTTTAAGATGCTCGCCATTAAAAACAACCCTTCCATCTTTAATCGCGGTAAAAATATCGGTACCGCAAAAAACCCTTTTCTCGAACGCAGTCTCTAGGTTAAACATGGCTATTACTCCCAACCAATAAACGTGGGCGCTTAAATAGCAATGCGGCATTTTGTAACTGGTCAATAGTGACGCTGCGGCCATCAATGGCCGTTACTTTTATGCACTTAATTGGGCTTTCTTTAATTTCGACTGTGTAACGATCGTTGTTACAAATGTTTTTTATGCAGCGCGCTCCACTTACAGCCGACTCGCCAAATGCGCGAGCTAATAAAACTTCATTATAAAATAACCCGGTTGAAAGCATTTTTTCTGCTGCTGAGTGAGTATTCATAATGTCACCTGCTGTTTTGGTTGTGGTCTGTTAGTTACTGTAAATACGTTGGCGTTAGGTTCTTGCTGATAACCGGTGCAAATTTCGGTAGCAAAAACGCTGTTATTGGTTTTACCGCACTGGCCGTATTGGGTTTTAGGCGCGGGCTTATCGAATTTTGTAACAAACGGGCTATGCTGATCATCTGCAAAACCTTTTGGGCAAAATGCCTGGCAACTAATACATGCCCTTGGCATGAGTACTTTTGAAATTTTAATAGTCATTTTCTTAGGCCTTATATTTTATAAATGCATTTATATTCGAACTCATAACCACCGCTTTCGGCTTTTACTTCTGTTCGCGTTAAATAACCTTTATCTCTTAGTTTTTTTAGCCTTAAGCTTATTGATTGAACGCTGGCAACAAGCCTGTTTGCTATTTTGCTACTCGTGTTTTCGCCCATAGCAACGCAAAACAAAATATCTTCATCGCCATTGCTAATCTCTAGCTGCTTTATTTGCAACCTAGTTACTGGGTTTAACATTGCTAATCTAATATCTAAGTTATCCATCATGCTCTCCTACGCCATTAAGTCGATTGACCACCAATCGTTATCGCTGATTGCTGATGCTTCACCAGCTAGAACAAGCCTAGCCATTTCAAGGTCGCCAATTACATCAGCGTGACCGTGTTTAAATTGGGTGCTTGATGGCGCGGTTCGGCCATCAAGCTCGGCATACATTGTTGCTAAGTCGTATAGCTCACGGGCATATGCAATCTGTTGCTCTGTTGGGTTTAGCGTTATTTGCTTTTTAGGTTTTTCCATATCGAGCTTTTCAAAGCTGTGCAGTTCGCGCTCTTGCAGGTGGTAAACGCGGTTACCAATAACCACAATACCGCCTTGGTTAAGGGTGCTTATTTGTGCAGGGGTAAAGTCACTGATCTTATTTTTACACGGTACTGATGTTTGCTCGTCTGCTGCTGGGGTGGCTTTTTTGGCTTCGGTGCGGGCTATTTCGTCAATAGCTAGGCGGCGCTGCTCTTGGCGCTGCGCTTTTTCGTCTAATGTGACTAAATGGCCGTCTTTTATTAGGTAAATAAGGCCGTTATTTTTAACCCGCTTACCTGCTAACAGATCCTTTTTAACGCTTGCGATCTGTTTTTTTGTAAAACCGATCATATCTAGCAATAATTCGTCTGTATGCCCTACAGCTAAAGGCGTACGATTATTCCCACTAGTCCAAGATAGGTCGGCTGCGCCGACGTTGTTAGCATCCTGCCCACCAATAACGGTGGTGTTGTTATTAGCTGCGGTGCCTATGGTTTGCTTAGACCAGGTATGAACGCGAGTCACTAACGTGCAAAGCCCAAAGGTGTCTTCAACACCTTTTAGGGTTTTAGTAAATTCGGCGTATTGGTTGCCGTATTCGGTATGCTGGTAGGCAGGTTTAAAACGAGCATCGCGACCAATACCAAAGCCACCCATTAAAGTAACAAAGGTTTTAAAGTCGCCTTTGTCGGCGGCTTGGCGTACTTGTTCTAATTGCTCGTTGCCTTGTACCTCTTCGCGCACTCGGCGCAACTCGCGCCAAATGGTAATAGAAGGTGATTTTTGAAACTGAAATTGCCTAATGCCCCACGTGCTGGCCCATGCTTTAACCGGGTTAACCGCTTGGGTTAGCTTTTCGCCTGTTTCGGCATCGTATTCATTTGCCAGTGCAAAGCCATCTATATTTTTACTTACATACTTAGCAACATAAGCCGCTGCCCCGCCTGTTTTTTTGCCGTCTTTATCTTCTTTTGCAGGTAGCATTTTAATGGCGGTATAACGTGGGCCGCTTGGTGTGTAGTCTTTTTTAGGTTCGCGGGTATAAATACCTTTTGATTTATTTAAACCCCAAATACGGCGCGCTTTTGTATAGCGTGCGCGTAATGCTTTGCGGTTTTTAAAACGCTGAAAAAATACCTCACGGTCGTCGCGGGTAAAGTAGCGGCGTAGTATGTGGTTAACTTTGTCGTAGTAACGTGCTGGCATCCATAAAAGCATGTGCCAGTGAGTGCAACCGTCTGCATGCGGCTCGGCTACACGAATACCAAAGTACGGTATTTCTTCGCGGTCTAATTTAGCGCGTGCTTGTGAGTAAAGTTTATTTAAATAAAGGCTGGCGTCTTTTGGGGTTGAGCCATCCCAATTATTTGAATTTGCATGAAAACGGCTCGGCGCAGTAATGTTATAAAACCCGCCTGTGTAGCCCATTTCATCGGCTAGTTCTTCGGTTTCGCGTATGCGTAGCATTAACTCGTTACGCATGTTTTCGGGGTTGGCAACACCTGCCTCAACCGCTTTCATTAGCGATATAACATCGCTTTGCTCGTTTACTAACTCTAGGCTTTCTAGGTAGCGCTGCCCGCGCTCGCGGTTTGTGGTGTATTCGGCAACCGCTTGTTTAGAACAGTACGCACTAATACCACGGCGTTTAGTTGTTTTTTCCCCTTTTTTATCGGTGCTGGTAAATAAATCACGGCCTACTTCGCCGGTGGCAATTTCTAAATGTTCAAGGTAGCGGCTGCGAATCGTTTTGAGCTTACGCGCCCACCACTTATGATCTTGCGCTTTTAAAAGCGCTACTTCGGCATCGGGTACGGTTAAGTAATCGCCCTTTTCAGCAAACTGCAATTGCACAGTAAATTGTGCAGCGTATTCGTTAACGCTTGCGTGAATGTCGGTTGCATCCCACGTGGGCTGCTCTTTTGCAAGGTCGGCTATTATTTCGGCCACTTGCATTGCCAATACATTTGCATGCTTTTTGGTTTTATCGGCATTGGCTAATATGTGCCAAGGCAATGGCATAGTATCGGTAATGTGCTTAAGTATTTTTAAGCGCGGCGCTAATGTTTTTACCGTGCGGCGTAACCAACTGTTAGCTTTTTGCTGCTTACGAATTGCCGTAACAGTAACTTGTGCTTTGCTTTGTATCGTGCTGTTGCCCGTAAAGTCGTAATGTTTACGGCTAGCATTAATTAGCCGCTCGTTATACTGCGCGTTTGTTTCGTTTTGTGTTTGGCCTGCGTTTTTAAGGTTGGCGCTGTATTTATCAATAAAGCGTTTTGCTACACGCATTTGCAGTGGCTTAGGCACTTTGCTTAAACAGTCGTAAACAAAGGCGACCTCTTCTGCGTCATCAATTGCATTAATAACCGACATAGCCGATTTAGATACCTGCTCGCCAACCTGCTGCTGTAAATGCTGGTTTGGGGCAGGTTGTGGCTTTTTTACGTGGCGTTGCTTGTTAGCAAATTCCATATTGCTGGCTGTTTGGCGCACAAAGCTGGCTTGTATGCTAGGTGCACGGCCACTTTCTACAATATCTTTAACAATGTAATTATGAATATTATTGTTATGCACTTTTTTAAGCGCGGCTTTAGCAGCTGCACTTATTTTTAAGTTTGTTACATCAATGCGGTGTTCAATACTTTTAAGCTCATCATAAAGCCAAGCGTTTGCTTTTTCGCTTGGGTTTATGGGCTCGTTTTTATACCAGGCATCACTAGGCGGGGTTATTTTAGCCATATACTGCTTAACCATTTTATATTGGCTGTACGCAGTAAAACGGCTAAGGCCGTTTATTAAAAATGCTCTATGCTCAACATCGTCAACGGCTTTAACCATGGTTAAAGCCGCTGTTATAACGTCAAAACTTACAACGGGCCACATGCTCATTTATGCTAGTGCCTTGTAAATGGCTGATACATATTTGGCTTGATGAATAGCATCGTCTAATGCGTTGTGTGCCGTGCCTGCAAATGGCATATCACGCTTAGGATCAAAGCCTTTAAGTGTGCGGCCTAATTCGACAACGGTTCTAACATCTCGGTCATTCCAAAACGCCCACGGCTTTTCCCAGCTTGCCGTTTTAAATGCGGTACCAATAATTACATTGTCGAAGCTTGAACCATTCCCCCAAACAACACGGCTCTTAAAGTCTTCTATTTGTGAGATCCACTTTGTAAAACCAGATAATGCATCAAGTAAATGACAGGCACTTTTACTCGTAATCTCAGCACGCGCTTCATCGCTTTGCTTTAACCACCAAAGCACTGTGCTTGGGTCAATTTCTCCGAATTGTGCGGCGCTTTCTAGGTCAATTTTTCTATAAAAAGTATCGCCAATTTCACCTGTGGTTGGCTCAAAAAATACCGCACCAATAGCAACAATCGCAGCGTTATTACCCTGCCCCATAGTTTCTAAATCAAGCATTACGTGGTTCATAGCTTTCTCCTTTTTATAGTTCAAGTTCAATTAGGTCAAAATCACAGCCGCGTTGTACTGCGTCGAGTGTTTCGCTTAGGCGGTCGTAAATTGGCGCGTATTCAATGTGGTCAACCGCAATTAATTGCACTACTGGCATAAGGTCAGTTAGGCAGTTTTCACACTCAATAAGCATGGAAACCGTTGGGCGCTTGGCTAAATTTTTAATAGTAAAGTTGGCTTGGTCGATAGCGTGTTCAACAATGCTTTTAAGTAATTGCTGGTTTTTAGAGTGATCTTGGTCTTTGATAGGGTTCATTTTTAGTATTCCTTTGGGTGTTTTTTTAGGGCGTTAAATTACAAAAAGCTCGGGCGCTAGCGAGTAGCCTTTGCAAAATACAAAGTGGGCGTATTCGGTTGAATCGGTTTTACTTGGCTTTTGCGGGTCAAAGCCTGGGCGTTTGCTATGCACATACACCGCCGCTAATGGCAGTTTTTGCCACATGGGTTTGCGCTTTTGGCTACCTAACCAATTAAGGCGTTGCAGCATAATGACCAAACCGCCCGCACGAACAATTTTTAATGCATGCTCTGTAAACGCTTGCGCTACGTTAAACGGTGGGTTTGTGATAATTACGTCGTGATAATTTGGCGTTGGATTCGTTTTCAAAAAATCACAACCTCTAATAAGAGCACGTGAGTCTTCGCGAATATCCCAGCTATCAACAATAGTAAAGCCGTGCTTTTCTAATACGGTTGGGTAGCTCATTGGATATTGCTCACACCCGCCCGCACTTGGGTCGAGTATTCTTGGGTATGCTTGTTCGTCAAAGTTAAAGCGGCAATTTTCGCTAAATGCTGCTAAAAAATCCTCAATTAGCCAATGCGGTGTTACGTAGTAATCATCTGCATTGCGCTGGGTTCCGCGATTAGTTGAGCTCATGATCAATCCTTAGTGTGAACTAACGGTTAAGTGTGAATAGTCGGTGCTGGTATTTTCACGCGGGGCGTTTTGCAAAAACTTAGCCGGTGCCATGGCGTTGGCATCGGTGAATGCTTTAACCAGTTCTTGTAACTGCAAAATGGCTTTGTGAATTTTTAAGCGAGTATCGGCGTTAAAATTGGCAAAGCCTTTTTCAAGATCATGGCGTTTTAGGCCTGCAGCAAAACACACTATTGTTCGCTCTTGCTCGCTCAACACTTTAGTATATACGTACTCTGGTGTGTGGCGTTCGCTACCCATTAATGCTTTTATTTCAGCAAGGCCTTTTGGTATGTGGCGCCCTTCTACTGCTTTTAATGGTGCTGGTTGTGCGTTATTGGTGTGTTTAACAAGTGCATTAGCCATGGTTATACCCCTTGTGCTTGTTGCTGCGGTTTAGATAAAGCTTGTGTTTTTAACCAGTACACGGCTTTTTGTATGGTTTGGTTTTCGTTGCCGTGGCAGTAAATAGGTAATGGCAACTCGCCAACAACGGCTTGTAAGCACGGTTCAAATTCAACTGATTTACAATTAACGGCTTCTTTGGTGCTTATTTGGCACGTAAGTAAATACTCAGCTTTGGCGGCTAAGTTAGGTAATGCGTTATACGTGGCTTGGTTAAATATTTTGTATGTGCTCATTGCCTTTGCTCCTAGTTATTAACTTGCTGTTGGTAGCTTTTTCTAAACGCGATTAGCTCGTTAATGCGGTAGTAGTTGGTTTTGCCAAACTGCACTGGTTTTGGGAAGTCTTCGCGCTTGGCAAGTTTCCACATTTTTGCACGGCCACACCCAAGCACTTCGCAGGCTTCGTCGGTTTTTACTAGGCGGTCTTTTTGCTCTTCTAGCTCAGCGCGTAGCTGGTTGTTTTCTTGTAGTAGTGCAAACAACACCGCTTTTGCGTCTGGGTGAATATCTAGCAAGATTATTTGTTGTTCAGTGCTCATGTGTTGCTCCCTGCTTTAATTAAATTAACTGACATGATTGTTTGCCTTTCGGCGCAGCTATTTTCACTACTTTTATGCCTTGGCTCATTGCGTAGCGGCATACCTGGGCGTTGTCGTCTACCCATAGGTTTATTTGCTGTGCAAATTCGTCAATAAACGCTTTTTTGTATTCAAACGGGCTTAACTCGTCATCGGCTTGGCGTTCAATAACACCGTATGGCACTAAACTGTGCTTTTTACACCAATCAGCTGTACCAAATTGTGAGCTGGTTAAAATAATTGGTTGATATGCGCTGTTGAACAATGCAATACCTTGTTCTATTGGTAAGCCATGTTCGTTAGCGTCACGTTGCCAGTTGTGCCAATTTTTATTTATGCGTGATGCATTACCACGCGGCGCTAAAAAGTTGCTTTTGGTTACATCTCTTAGCGTGCCGTCTAAATCAAACACGTTCATACTGGTCATGTTTTGCAAGTTCATGCTGCATCGTCCTTACCTAATTTATGTAAAATCCCTCTCTGTTTTGGTATGTTGCAAGTGCGAATATTCACAAACCAAAACAAAGAGGAAAAACTCATGTCAAACCCAATCTTGAGCGACTGCATAAAAGCGCTAACAAGCCGCGAGACTCCCATTAAAGGAATTGATGACGCACTTGAAGAGTCAAAAGCAAAAAGCTTATTTAAAGCGCTCCACAAAAAAGGCTTTGCCTTTGATGAAGATGAAGTGCTCGCGCTGGCTATCGAAAACAACTGGCCTGAAAAACACGCCAAAAAACTAGCGAAACTGGCACAACATATTGGTGATGGTGGCCGCGTTGTTATTAAGCGCCCAATAAATTGGGGGGAAACCGCCGCAGAAAAAATCATACGTAATCACCGGGGTAATTAAGATCCCATTTTGAATCGTGCCAACTAACGGCTAAATCAGCCATTTGTATTGGCGAGTATTTTAAGTGGAACGCCTCACCATTGGCGTTTAGCAGCGCTTTAAACTCTACAGCTGCTAGCGCCGTTTGCTCTGCTATTGTTAACTCACTGGCAGGCTTTAAGCTCAGCTCGTTTGGTATGTCAGATGCCAACCACTCTTCTATAAAGCCAAGTAAATGCTTTAAAAATCCATCAATACCGCCAAAACGTGCAGCGTATTCAGGGTCATGCATTGCGTTCCAATACTCAGTAACGGCTTGGCAAAGCTTATCGGTAAGCGTAAACGCGTCGAATTGGCGCAGCATGTCTGTAAGGACACTAATGTCCATTACATCAATTGGGTCTACTTCAATTTCAGTGCTCATGCTGCATCTTCCTTTTTGCTTTTTTGGTGATCGGCGAGTAAATCGTTTACCGATACTTCGCCGTTTGTTAGTTCTGAAATACGCGGGATGTATTTCGCTGGGGCTTGGCCGTGGCGGTTAATCCAGTAAAAAACCGCTGTTTGGGTAGTCCCTAAACATTTTGCTAATTTTGTTTGCCCACCAATTAGGCAAACTGCTTTTTCAATGGCAGACATAAAAAACCTCTTAAAATATAACTTTTACTTATCCTATGATCCAATAATGTTATTGTCAACTCAATTTAAAACATTATGTTATTAAAATATAAGTTTTGCTTATTTGACTGAGATAACATAAAGCTGTGATAATCTTCCGAACATAATCACTTAAAGTTATAAAAATAAATAAAGGGAATTTATATGGATATCGCAGATAGAGTTAAAAAACGTCGTAAAGAGCTAGGACTTACTCAATACGAACTCGCTGATTTAGTGGGGATTGCTCAAACAGCAATACAGAGACTAGAAAAAGGTGGAACTAAAAACCCGCGTAATATTGAAGCTTTAGCCCGTGCATTGCAGTGCACTCCCGAGTATTTACGCTTTGGAATTAGTGACAACATAAATAGCAACGTTGCACCAGGCCCAACACTTAAAGCGGCTGTGCCGTTAATTAGCTGGGTGCAAGCGGGTGCTTGGTCAGAGATTAATGAAATACGTGAATTTGATGCCGACCGCTATCTATGCCCAGTTAAGTGCAGTGATAAAACCTTTGCACTAAAAGTCCAAGGCGTGAGCATGGAACCGAAGTTTTATGACGGTGATTTAATATTTGTAGATCCTGAAGCTGAATGCATACATGGTTCGTACGTAGTAGCGCGCCTAGACGATAATAACGAAGCGACCTTTAAACAGCTAATTATTGAAAGCGGCCACAAATTTTTAAAAGCCGCCAACCCCAACTGGCCTGAGCAATTAATCCCAATCAATGGCAATTGTACGCTGGTTGGCAAAGTGGTGTTTGCGGGTAAGTCGCTTTAATTAAACACCAGGCACAAAAAAGCCCGCGTTATGCGGGCTTAGTTTTATTTGTTTATTAAATCCATTTCTTTAATTTTAGCAGTATTACTGCTGACTCTGAAAGTGGCTGGTTTGCCGTTAATTGCTGATCGCCACCTAAATAGAATTCATCAAGCTCGGCGGTCAATTCATTAGCATATGGCTTTAAGTCATCCATTTTTTTAATGTTATTCATAATTTTTGGCGAAAGCGTTTTCTCTGTCCAGAAATGCGCTAGAACGTTGGCAGAAATAGCCAACCTTTGATCGCTTGTATAGCTAGCCCAATTTTTCCCATTCATTTCTCCATAGCTTAATTTAATATCATGGGCGTACCATTCTTTTTTACTTTTCTCTTTTTGCTCTACTGCTATTGGTTTTGTTGTTGACTCAGAGCCACTACCACCGCCAATTGCCGCGGCAATAATAATTAAAACTAACCCAAATATATTCGCTCCTTTTTGGGTTATTTCTGCATGAGTCACGCCCTTTTCTTCAGACGATTTTTTATTCGCTGCATTAATTTTATTTAAGATTGGTGGTATTAAACAACCAATAGCGAAAAAGCATATAATACCCGCTAGCACTTCACCATTATCAAAATGCATTCCTACACCAGCAATTGCTAGCACCCCTAGTATCCAACCAATTACTTTAACCATGCCTTATCCTTATATTTTCCATAATGTTGCAAAGACACAGATTAAGTTTTCATTCAGGTTTTAACAACCTGTGTATTTATACAGTCAATGCTATACTGCGGTGAAGAAAATAGATTGATTGGGCAGGTTAAGCGTGGGTAAACAACATAATTATTTAGCGGTGCATGCTGATCATGCCGCGCCTTTTTTAAATAAAATAACTAACGGGGCTATTTGCCCTGTGTGCAAAACAGGTGAGCTTAAATTTTTGGGTAATGAAAACGAGTTAATTGGTGTGCATGAGCTGCCGATTGATTGCTTTACTGCTAGCTATAAAATCGACACCGCTAACGTGCCTGTTTTTACGCTTGTTTGCTCTGAGTGCTTTATTCACCAAACCGTAAACGCTAGGCTATTTTTAAATGTTTTGCATGATAATGCTGATTTTAGGCACAAAAAAGCCCGCTAGATGCGGGCTTTTTCTTCTATGCCTATATTAGAGCTTAAGCTCTCTATTACCTACCTTTAAACCTCTATGTGCCACTTTTTCAATACCATCTTCAAATTGCTCGACTGACTCACCAACCGTTAACTTGTTTATTAAAATTCTAAACGAAGATACTAGAATAATAATAAGGGTACATAATAAGGTCGTTAATGGGGCACGCTTCAATATAATTGTCGCCCCCATATTAATTATGTTTTTACATTGTTTTCTCTGTGATTCTGACAGCTCTGGTAATGATTGCGGTATCGCAAGCTCTGTTCTTTTAGCCTTTTCCTTTTTACTAGATTTCTGAAATACAACGTAATAGGTAACAAATACCATTAGATACGCGTCAGTACAAATACTAAAAAACGAGTAAACCATTTTTTTGTGTTCTTCAGGCGCATCAGAAGCAAGAAAGCTTTCTAGCTCGTCTGCCATTTTCTCTCTTGTGTTTAATGCTGCGCCTCTTCTCCACAGATTATAGCCAAGCAACAAAACAAAAATAATTGGTATAAACACTAGTTCATTCATTATTTACTGCCTCCATTTGCTGGTTGAGATTTTCTTTGTTGTTTATCTCTTTTTGCCTGCATTCTAATTTCGTAAGCTTTGATTTTCATTTCTCTTAAGTGTTTACGTTCTTCAGACTGCATTCGTTCTCTTTCAGTCAGTTGTTTACTTTTTTGTAAGTAAACCTTAACACTTAAAATCATTAAAAGAGCTATCAAGGGCGAGTACCATGGTAACTCTTGTACTTTGCTGAGTAACGTATCCAAAAAACCCAATTCGGTTTTAGTAATAGTTAAATCAGTAGCAGATTGAGATGGCATTAATTACAAGTCCAATTTGTAGTTATTAGTTTAATTAAAGGGTTTTTAAGGTACGTTTAAAACATATAAACAACCAACCCATGTACAAACATTAGCACTATGATGCTGAAACAACAAGCACGGCATAATACATAAAGAGACTCATATAAACAATAAAACATCAAAATATATAATTTAATATTTTAAACCAGCTTAGCAAAGATCGTAATAGCCGGAATTAAAACCCACGCTGAATAGCACACTATTTATTTTTATGGGATATGCTATTACCTCTTTGCCAGCTCTGCTGTTATAGCTTTTTCTATGAGTTTGCAATAAAGCTCGTACCCTTCTGCTTGTTCTTTTATCCAATCGTGTTTGTTGTATACGGCCATTACTCCGCGCATGGTATGACCTAACATTTTTTCGGTTACGTGTGGTGCGACACCATTTTCACTTAGTAATGTTGATAGTGATCGGCGGGCATCATGTGGCAGGAACTTGGGCATTTTATACTTAGTAAATAGGTGATCCCACATTCGGCAGCAATATCGGTTTATGCTGTGCGTGGTCATTGGTTTTTGTGGGTTGTTGCCTGGAATTAAGTAGCCGTTTTTACCATACACCATGGCAAGTGTATTTAATATGTTGTGCATTTTTTTTGATATGGGCCTACGGATTGCTTTGTTGGTTTTTGAGTTTTCAGGCGGCACGGTCCATATGTTGTTGGCAAAGTCGAAGTGTTCCCACTTAGCTAAGCGAACCTCTGATTGCCTAGCGCCTGTTATATAAATTAATTGCAAACATGCTTTGGTTGCTGGCGTGGCTTTTGAGCTTTCTATTTGTATCCACAGTTTTGCTATTTCATCAAAGCGCATTACGCGCTGGCCTATTGATGCTTGTTCACCTACGTCGTTTACATTTAAGGTTAGTACTGGGTTGAATGGTTTTACTTCGCCGCGTTTTTCAGCCCAGCCTATTATTGATTTTATTCTTACTAGTATTGTGCCTGCAGTTTTCGCGCTACCTTGTGCTTTTACATCGTCAAAATAGCTGAACCAGTCTTTGACTGTCATTAGGTCGAGTGGTTTTGTTTCATCATTTAACAGCGGCACTATCCATTTTCCCACTTGGTTTGTGTATAAAGTTTGGGTTTTTTGTTTTAGCTCTGGTACTTTTTTATTTAGCCAGTCGGTGGCTATTTTTGCCATGGTTGGTAGGCCCTTAGCTTGGTTACGCATTAATTTTAGTTCTATGCGCGGGTCTTTGCCTTGGCTTATCCAGTTTTGAAAATGAGGTATGTAGTCTTGCGCTTCTTTTATACTTAGCCCCGGGTAACGCCCAAGTGAGATTATTACTTGCTTACCATCAACACGACAACGATATTGCCATGTAATTGTGCCTTTGGCTGATACTCTTACACTTAAACTATCTCTATGCGATAATACGCTCGGTGTTTGATTTTTATCTAGCAGCTTTCTTAATTTGGTGTCACTTATCGCCATTTAATTTTTTATACACAGTTAGCAAAAAATTTATACACGATACTATACACACAACGTGCATATTGCAATAAACATAAGAATACAGCAGCATACAAAAGCACATTAAAAACCCGCATCATATAAGGGCTAAAAGACTAAATGAGCGAACCAACATACTATGAAAACCAACCCACGATATACTGGCACGA